CCGAGTTTTAACAATTTAACGTCTGTTTGAAGACGCGCTCACCGTAACGGGGGGGGTTGCTAAGCCCCACTCTTTCGAGGGTTGCCCTGCGGCCGCGCGATGCCGCTGGTGTCAGGTGCTAAACTGTCTTTCGGGTCCGCCTCCTATAGTCCGGTGTGTCGAATGCGATCCTCCTATAAGGGAAGAGATTCTCCGGATGCAAGGGGGGAGGAAGGGCGTAAGGCATCCTCAAGTCTTGGTCGAGACGAGAGGCTTGCCTGACATACCCATCCCAGAATTCCGCGTACTGACGTGGTACTGTCTCTGCATCTAACTCAACTTCGGATTGGTTGGTCTCGAATATTGCTTCCAGATGCAGTTGGACATCCACGGGCACGCCGAACACTCTAGCTACGATCATCCTACTACCTGGATGAACGGGTCGCGCCGCGAGGCTGGATTTCCGTATATCACGGACAACTTGCTGTTCCCAGTAAGTGGTTCCTCGCTGCTCAGAATACCATGCCAAAAGGTCTTCAAGTTTGGCTGGGTCAAAATTTGTGACTCTGAGCATCCAAAGGCCCACAGCCTGAACGACTGGGGCCCCCGGATATTGGGCTATGTAGGACAGCCCTTTGATCTGCGCGAGATTGGTCATGGTTCTGTCCCGAGCACGCAAATAGTCGTGCCCGGCCCACGAACACGTCAAAACGACGCGCCATGGGTCGCACAAGGTGTCAAGGACGTCGGGGTGTGTTACTACGCCGCAAAACGAAGCCTCGTACCAGTGTTCTACCGGCACAATTTTTATCGTCAACCCCAACTTCAAAAAGTCTGCGGGCGTAGGGTCCCGGGGGGCGTTGTGAGCATAAAGCCCATCGTCGCCTTCGACCACACAATGGATTATGGTCGCTCCGAGTTCTTTCAGAACGAAACGTACGAACATTGGGTTAGAAAACCCGTTGAACAGGGACGTGGTCATTTTCCCAGATGACCGCTTCCCCCTGACGTAAGCCATGTACATCTTGGCCGCCAGAATCTTGATCTGGTCGTCAGAGAGAATGTTTTTGGGCCCTTGTAGGTGGAGAAGAATGGACAGCATAAACTTCACGAGCATGAACTCTGTGGCCCGCATCACGGGTGGCACAAAGTTCGCTTCGAAAGAAGAGTAATCTGAGCCAAACACTCTTAAACCAAAGCGGCCGACCATGTCCCTCACATAGACCGGCCACTCGGACCTCGGAATCTTTTTTATATATTCTGGACGTTTGAAAACTTCGTCCTCCATCGCCTTGGCGAATGGACCCTCGATCACTTTTTCGTAATCGGTAGGAGAATGTATGGCACGATGAAATTTGGGTTCAGGGTAAAATTCCCTCTTTACAAAACATTTCTTTTTGTGGAGAGTTGAAGGGCTGATTTCCCCGTCACACCACTGTCTCCAC